TGATACCAGTTGTGGCTTCGATATATTTCATCTTGACTGAATCATCAGTCAGTGCATAAATTGACACACTGTTGCTATTTAGCTTGATTTCTGCGTCAGGATCTGCGGTAAACATCGACGGCACTAGGCCAAGTCCTTGTGGCCCGGGAGCCACGCTCACAGGATTTTCAATAACCAAAAACTCTCCGCCGGCCAGTTTGATCTTGGCAATGAGTTCTTCTCCTGAGTTCAACTTAAAGGTGTAAACTTTACCTGTTTCTGCTTCTATATGCATTTTAAACTTTCTGTATAACGTATTGATAATTGATCATGCCAATGGCAATATGCTTTCTAAACATATTAACAAAAGCATCAATGGACATTTTAGGATGGTCCAACACATCCGGGGATTCGTTCCACAAGTAGTCATCAAAGATCATGAACCCACCACTTTTTAACAAACCAAATGCCATGGTGGCATCTGCCAACACAGCATCTGAACAATGACTGCCATCTACATATATAAGGTCAAACTCGCGACGGTCCACAATTAGTTGTGCTAGACCATGATAACTCATGACAGGCATGACCTCAACAGTTTGTGTGGGTAGTCGTGCTAGATCTGTGTTGTGTTTGTGTATGTGTTGAATGATGCGGTGTTCGGGCAATTCGTCATTCTTGTAGGCATTCAATGGTGTATTGCCAAAAGGATCAATACAAGTAATCACACCATCGTCTGCTAGTAAATTCTGTAGCATCCAACAGGCACTGCGACCTTCGTGTGAGCCAATCTCTAATATAGAGGATAGTTTGGAATCAGCATGTGACTTAACAAACTCAAAATTTACTAGCCCGTTTGAAAACCAATCAGCTGTGAAAAAATGTTTGGTTTCAAAGTCTGGAATATTTTCCTTGAACCAGTCTATTGTGATGTTGTCTAGGTCAGGCAAGTTTTTGTTTGAGCTCATTAAAGCCTCCCACTAGCTCTTCGCCGAGAAATATCTGTGGCACGGTGCGAGCATTTGGGACTGCTTCTAATAAGTCTTCTTTGGTGTATCCATCACCAATTTTCTTTTCTTCAAACTCAATGCCCTTCTGCTTGAGCAAGGCCTTGGCTTGGTCGCAGTAAGGGCAATGATATTTGCTCCATACAATGGCTTTCATTTTATTTTCCTTCTTGTGATTTGTCGTAGGTCTTGGCAAAGATATCTGTCTTAACAACACCATAGTCGCCAGGGCCGTGCTTGACAATATAGTCATTGCCAGCAGTGTAAAATAATTTTTGCGGACCACTACCCCAATCCACAGTGACAAAGCCATCATGATCGGCTAGTTTGGCAACCTTTGGAATTTTCTTTGGTTGGCAACGGCCACCGCCCAAATCGTCCTTGAGACTGTTGAATTTGGCGGGACTCAGCACATACTGTTCGTCGTTGGGACCTGTCATGATGTAATCACCAGGTTGGTAGGGCACAGGGTCTGGATTTTCAAGATGAGTCAGCTCGCCAGGTTCTTGTGCGACCTCATATTTTTCAATTTTATCTGGATTTTTAAAAGTGTCGAATCCATCAGCAAACCAAGCATCGGTGATGCCCTGTGCATTTTCTATTATGTTGATAAAATTTCTCATAGTTCAGGTAATTCGTCGTAATCAATTGAGTCACTCATGACACCAATAACATAGTTAGTTGACTCGTTCTCCTGGAGTGCAGTTTGTTTCTTGCTGGTGTCCACGTGCTTGGTAAACCAAGGAATAGGTGTACTGCGTGGTGCCGTCTCAGTGTACTTGACTCCAATTTCTTTGAGAGCCGCTGCGGCTGTAAAATCCACAAAGTCCTTGAGAATGTTTGCATTAAGACCAATCACTGGTCCTTTGTTAAACAAGTAATCAGCCCAGGCTTTTTCTTCACGGATCACATCCAGGTACATTTGGTATACTTCGCCTTCACACTCGGCCTTGACAGCAGCAAAGCGTGGGTCTTCTTTGACCACCTGATTGATCAACCAACCTGTCCACTCTTTGTGTAGCATTTCGTCTTGCAAGATCAACTGAATAATGTTGCCGTTGCCAATAAAGATCTTGTTCTCAACCATGGCCAAACTTGTGGCAAATGATACCATGAAGCGGAATGCTTCCAATGCGTAAGAGGCATTGAGTGCAAGCCAGATAGCTTTCAGGTGATCGTGCTCGCTGATACTTTCGCCTATTTCTTTCTTGCAATTGATTCTATGTAGTTCGTCATAATAGTTGCCCACACTTGATGCCATGTCCACAATCTCTTGTGTGTCGTGGATGGTGTTGAACACATCCTTGGGCACGTTGTAGATGTTGCGAATGATATGACTGTAGCTGCGTGAATGAATGTTGGTTTCAAAGAACGTCCAGTTGTAGACCAAGGCTTCCAGTTCGGGAATACTCACAACAGGTGTGAAGATTTGGCTGGGACCACGTCCTTGTAAACTGTCTAGTGCAGTTTGCCTTAGTAAGTTTGATGTAAAGATATGCTTGACAGTATCCGAAGCATCTTTGAAGTCTTGTGCGTCCTTGGTCAATGAAATTTCTTCGGGTACCCAAAAGAAGCCACGTGCTTCTTGCTCGTACTTGACCAGTTTGTTGTATTTGACTTCTTCAAATCGTTGTACTGTTACAGGACCTGCAGGGTCCAAGAACATCTTGCGACTGAGGTAATCGGTTTTTGTTTTTAAATTGTATTGTTGTTTTGACATAATTTTACCAGTGTCTGATTGTGTTGGCTATAATAAAGCCGCAAGTTATAACATGTATTATAACCCAAAATGTTTTGAAAAACAAGGCTATTCGGGCTTCTCGTAGTGTCAGTATAGGCACATCCGGGCGATCATGATCACTCTCGCCCATTAAGTGTCCAGTGGCCCGAGCCCAGACTTTCTCAATGCTGTTCATAGCTTACATGCTTCGCAGTCTTCAACATCATCAAAGTCAATTACTTCCAATGGCGCAGCGACTTCATCTTCCGGTTTCATTTTACTTCCAGCTTTGTTGATCAGGCTGTAGTAGAATGTCTTTAATCCCCAGTAATGCGCTTGCATCAAGTTCCGAGCAATCAGTGTTGTGGGCACTTTGCGATCTGCAAAGTGTGCTGGATTGTAGAATGTGTTTGTGGAAATTGACTGGTCAACATAGGCCGCTAGCACTGCCGCTGTTTTCAAATAACCGTCACAGTCTTTTTGCGCCCACATCATTTGATACTTGTTCTTGAGCTTGTGGTACTCGGGTACAACTTGTGTGAGACTTCCTGCTTTTGATTCCTTGACTGAAATAAGGCTCATGGGCATTTCAATGCCGTTGGTTGAGTTGATAACAACACTACTGGACTCCACTGGAGCAATGGCCATCAGTGTTGCATTGCGCACACCATATGCTCGCATTTGACCACGCAGGCCTTCCCAGTTCAGCTCAGGTGTAAAGTCCGCGAGCTCATTGACTCCGGCTGCACGTCGCTCCCAAGGAAAGACACCACGACCGTAGTAGGTGCGGTCCGAATCTTTGCAACGGCCCCGCTCCTTAGCAAGCTCAACTGTTGCTTCGGTAAGGTAGAAAGCCTGATGTTCCATCCAGCTCTTGACTTCGGCCAAAGCGTCCTTGTCACCATATTGGAGTCCGCGCTTGGCATGCCAGTAAGCCAAGTTAGTAATACCGATACCAAGCGGCTGAATTTCGTCATTGGATAACTGCGATTGGATTGACAGGAAGTCTTGGTAGTCAAGGATATTACACAGGGATCTCTGAAGAATTCTGCAAGCTCTGCGCATGTCTTCAGGATTCCGGAATGCACCCCAGTTAATACTTCCAAGCGTACACAACGCGATTCTGCCATCAGCATCATCCAGTCGTTTAAATGGTTTTGTAGGTAAGAGAATTTCACAGCAAAGATTACTCTGGTAGATAGTGTGATACTCAGGATCAAATGGACCTTGATTCATCACATTGTCAATGAACACTAGATAAATGCGACCAGTGTCTGTGCGTTCTTTGAGTATGCCGCTCTTGAACACTTCTTCTGCACTCATGACCTTTTTGCGTAAACCCGATGCTTTTTCATACTGCAGATATAGCATCTCAAACAGCGCGGTGTCTCTATAAAAAGCCTCGTAAAGATCCGGTACTTCATTAGGATCAAAGAAGGTTATGTTTTCTTTGTTCTTGAATCTTCTCCAGAAGAAAGCACTAAGCACAACCCCATAATCCATATGACGGACTCGGGTTTCTTCTGTTCCTTGGTTGTTCTTGAGCACAATAAGATCATCAAACTGAAGATGCCAAATAGGATAAAAAACAGTAGCACTTGCATTACGAATACCTCCTTGAGAGCATGAGCGTAGGTCACCAAACCATTTCTTCAAGAATGGTATCATGCCGGTGTGCATGATTTCGCCGCCACGTATGGGCGAACCCAATGGACGTAAGCGTCCAATTTCCAATCCAATGCCTGCACGTTTGCTGGCATACTTGGCCATCATTTCTCCACTGGCAAAGATACTATCTAAATCATCATCGCTGCGAATAAGCACGCAACTGCTGAATTGCTTAGTCGGTGTTCCGAGGCCAGCCAAGACAGGTGTCGCCAAGGTGAATAATCCATCACTGGCAGCCTGGTAGTACTCTTTGATGTATCGCATGCGAGCTGAGTTAGGTTCTTCCTTATGGAACACAGTCGCTGCCGCCACCATGTATCTAACCTGTGGAGTTTCATAAATTTCCTTGGTTGAACGATTACGAACAAGATACTTTTCAATCAGTTGTTCCACTGCCGCATAAGAATACTGCTCGTCTTTGGCATGATCAATCATGTCTTCCATGCGATTCCAGTCTTCCTCTGAGTACCACTCCAGCAGTTCGGGAGTATACAAGCCAGTGGCCACATTTCGCTTCACAATCTCATACAAGTGGGGAGGATCGTATGAACCGTATACGTCTTTACGCAACATTGATAGTCGTTGTTTACCAGCCACGTATTGATAATTGGTATGCCCAACATCAGGATTTGACTCTACGTCGATCAAATCCACTATGGCTCTGAGGGTGATACCGTCAATTTCTTTGGTTGTAATGCCATCATAGAAATGTAACTGGGCCTTGATTTCTATCATGCTTTGGCTTACATCTGCTGTGCCTGCACAAATCTTGGCTATTTGTGCTTGCCACTTTTCCAACGCCAGTGGCTCGCGACGTCCGCTGCGTTTTTGTACTGTAATTTGCTTCATTGTTATCCGATTTGTTGTTTTATTTGCTCTTGCGTAATGCTACGGCGGGGGTTTGAACGTCCTAGAGTGATATTTAACATCTGCTCTGGATCCCAATTCAGTATATATTTCTTTTTGTTCACTAGGACTAAATTGTCGCTATCTATCTCCGTCAGCACCGCATCCTGTAGATCTGGTCGATCTAGTATTGTTATAGTATACAGGATTCCTAGCCCGCGAGCAAGAGGACAATAGAGATCATCGCTCAATAATTGCCAAGGATCGGGCCAAACTGCTCGATCGTCCCAGTGCAAATGATATGCTCGCCAGGGAGTTTGAAACCACCAAGAGTTGATGGCATGCAGTGCTGTTTCCACATCAGCGGTGGAGGTGTGTTTACGGAGTTGTGTCCAACTCTCGAGCCTTTCGGCAAAAGTTTTAGGCCACATTAACCGAGATTGGTAATAGAGTAGTTGATTGTGCCCGGCACAGTGTTGGTGGAGGTATACGTAATTCTCACATTGGCACCATCAGCCGCAGCGGTCAGTGTTATACCGGTTGCACCGTTCTCCACAAAATCATCTGAATAGGAAAATCCTGTTCCAGTTGCGGCCTGGCCTTTTACCACTACCATTTGGCCAGTGCGGCGAAGGTCTGCACGAATTATAGTGTAATCCATTCGCAAACTACTGATGTACGTGCCATCCACATAGGCCAAGTTGGCTGTGGCGT